GCTACCCCCAATGCAGGCGCCTCGTCAGCCACCCGTAGTGATGCCAAAACTTCCTACACTGCCGTCGCTTCCCGGTCTGACAGGGCTATTCTAATGGCACGTAAATTTGCCAAGGTTGCAAAGAATAGCCGTGGTACGCCATTGAAGTATTTAGAGGGCTTGAGCCCTTCGGAAGCCAAGGCTAAAGAAACCGAAATGAAGCGCACGGCAAAGAAAGCTAAGGCAGGGACGCTAACAAAAGCTGAGATGGACCGCATATCAAAAGAGCGTGAAGCTCGGGGTATGAAAAAAGGCGGTGCGGCGAAGAAAAGCTCTGGCACACCTGCTTGCGTGAAGAAACATGCAAAGTCATCGGGCATGTCCACAAGCAAGTTGAATAAGGTGTACAAGCGCGGGTTGGGCGCCTACTATTCATCTGGTAGTCGTAATGTTTCTGCGGGAGCGTGGGCTTGTGGCCGAGTTAAGTCTTTTGCTACTGGCAAAGGCGGTGCCCGTAAAGCAGATTCAGATCTGCTCAAGAAAAATACCGGAGGAGACGTGTCATCATTCGATGCAAAAAAGTCTGACTTAAACAACGACGGAAGAATTTCTAAGTACGAGCGCAAGCGTGGAGAAGCAATTGCGTCAAGTATGTCCAAGCAAGGAGACTCTAAAATGTACGGCAAAAAGAAAATGAAGAATGGCGGCGACGTCATGAAGATGAGAGATGGCGGCTCTTGCGGCGGTATGCGTGATGTGGGCGCTGTCAAAATGGCCATGGGTGGGACTGTAGCGGGACCTTCAGCAAAAAAGGTTCAAGGGCCAAGCAACAGGCCCTGCGGCTTGTACGGACGTAAGTGAGTAAATACTCATGGCGACCAGTGGTAGCAAGGATTTTGAGCTTGACGTAGCTGACTACGTCGAAGAGGCGTTTGAGCGTTGTGGGCTAGAGCTTAGGACTGGCTACGACCTTAAAACCGCTCAGCGCTCTCTAAATCTTATGCTGGCAGAGTGGGCTAACCGTGGATTGAACCAGTGGACGGTTAAGGAAAAGACCGTAGCAATGTACAAGACACGGCTCAGTACACTATTGATGCAACCAATCCCACTGCAACCATTGATGTGCTTGACGTTTTTATTCGAGAAACGTCACAGGGCACAACGACTGATATACCGTTGAGTCGAATGTCTCGGGCTGAGTACGCACACTTGGCCACAAAGTCCACTACTGGCAAGCCAAACCAGTTTTTCATAGACAAGCAGTTGTCGCCTACCATTACGGTTTGGCCCGTGCCTGATAAAAATTCGACTTATACCGTTTATCTGAACGTGCTGAGCAGGATGGATGATGCGGATGTCGGCGCTAATACTATGGACGTGCCATTCCGGTTCTATCCGTGCTTAGCGGCAGGACTTGCTTATTACATCGCTTTAAAACGCGCTCCAGAGAAGGTGCAATTGCTAAAGCAGTTGTATGAAGAAGAGTTTTTGCGCGCCCTAGCGCAAGACGAGCCAAGGTCTAGCTTCCGTGTTGCGCCTGACATACGAAGCTATGATATTGCGTAATGGCGTTTGCATCTAACAGAAGAGCCTACGGAATCTGTGATATCACCGGGTTTCGTTATCGCTTAAAAGACATGAAGAAGACTTGGGACGGGCTCCTTGTAGGTCCTGACCAATGGTCGCCTAAGCATCCTCAACTTATGCGTAAGCCTACGCCTGTTGATCCCGAGGCTTTGAAAGATCCGCGTATTGATCACGCGGCTGACGGTAATGATGGCAAGTTTTTTACCGTCTACACCAACGTGGGCGGGGGTATACTTGGAACGACGCTTACCTCTTTCGAGTTGACAGGCGCGGTAGGTACAGTTGAGGTGACGACGTCATGAGTTTTACATTAGCCACACTGAAAACGGCCGTTCAAGATTACTTACAGGTCGACGAAACTACATTCAACGCCAATCTCAACACGTTCATTGAGGAAGCAGAAAGTCGCATCTTCAAGCTGGTGCAGTTACCAGAGCAAAGAAAAAACGTGACGGGCACGATGACGTCAGGCAACAGGTTTTTGTCAACGCCTTCTGACTTTTTTGCTCCTTTTTCTTTGGCGGTGATTAGCAACGATCGTTATTACTATCTGGATTACAAGCACCCATCTTTCATCAAAGAATACAGTCCCGTCACGACGACAGAGGGGCGCCCAAAGTATTACTCGCTATTTGATGACACGGCTTTTGAGGTGTCGCCCGTACCCGACTCTGGTTATTCGGTTGAGCTTCACTATCTATACAAGCCAGCATCATTAACAGCGGGAGCAGACTCAGGAACAACCGTTCTTTCTACGGACCATCCAGATCCACTTCTGTATGGCACGTTAGTAGAGGCGGCAATATTCCTGAAAGAGCCTCCTGATGTTGTTCAGACGCTGGAGACTCGATTCAAGGAGGGGATTGCGAGAATGAAGAACGTGAGTGAAGGCCGCGCTTCTCGCGATGAATATAGATACGATCTGTTGAGGACAGGTATCAGCTAATGTCACGAATACCAAGTTTGGAGGGGGCTCATGTCGCCCTGATAGGCCTTGGCGCCTCTCAAATAGACTATGTGATTGGTATAGAGAACAGCAAAACTTACGATGAAGTCTGGTGTGTAAACGCGGCGCTTAGCGTTTTTCAATGCGACAGGGTGTTTATGATGGACCCTGCAAGCCGATATTTGGACACGGAAGATGCGGGTGGACAAACGGAGGTAATGCGTCGATGCCTGCCTGAGTTCACTAAACCTATTTACTCGTGCGAGCTTGATGAGCGTGTGCCTGCAATACAAGAGTACCCGATCAAGGAAGTAATCCAAGACCAGCGTTGTGCATACCTTAACAACACGGTCGCTTACGCTATGGCTTTTGCCCTGTATAACAAAGTCGCCCACATTGATATGTTTGGGATGGACTTCAGTTACAAGCACAACATCCATTTCGCAGAAGCAGGACGAGGATGCCTAGAGTTCTGGGTTTCGCGATGCATTGAGCGCGGCGTCGGGATTGGCGTAAGTCAAAAATCTGCACTTCTCGATAGCAACGTGGAGCCTCATGAGCGCCTCTACGGATATCATCGCCTTGACGATCCTATGCTTGTGGTCACTGACGGAAACGGCGAGTTTTTAGTTTGTCCTTCGTCGGAGCTTGAGGAGGCCAAAGCGCATTTCAATATGCAAAAGATTCAACCACCCGAGCCTTCTGACGTATGAACTTCTCTAGCTTTAAACTAGAGGTAGGCAAGGTCAGCGTGGCGACTTCCAACGACGGTGGCCATCGCCCAGAATTCTGGGCTAAATCAGTTACAGACCGCTTACTACGCATTTCCGACGGCTCTGATGAGGCTTTTCGCACAGCAGTTTATCAAGTAGTATTAAATGGCATTAAGAGCGCGATTACGAGTGACCGCACTACGATGTCCGTAGCTTTAAGGCGTCAAGGTCATGACGAGATGGCTGATAAACTGAAGGAGCTGTGAAATGGCTGTCATATCGACGATAGAAACATCTCCTCGGCTTACGTGATGTTCACCGATGCCGTTCCAAAATATAGAATTTCAAGCAGGAATAAATAAGGAATCGACCGATTATGCGGCTAAGGGCGGCTGGGTTGACGGCAATCTTATTCGATTTCGTAAAGGACGGGTTGAAAAGCTTGGCGGCTGGAGCAAGCTTGGTACTAATAATTTCCTTGGCCTTGGTAGGGCTTTGCATAGTTGGATTAGTCTCTCAGGTACTCGTTATCTTGGACTGGGTACGACGTTCAAGTATTACGTTGAAGAAGGAAATGCTTACTACGACGTCACGCCTATAAGAAGCACCACCGCCGCAGGCGATGTCACCTTCGCCGCAACGGATGGATCTTCTACTATCACTGTAACTGACACTGATCATGGTTGTGTTTCCAATGATTTTGTTACTTTTAGTGGCGCGGTAACACTCGGCGGTAACATTACTGCTGATGTGCTCAATCAGGAATATCAAATAAGTCTCGTACTTAGCACAAGCCAATATGAGATTGTTGCAAAGGATACGTCTGGCGCCGAGGTCACAGCAAATAGTAGCGATACTGGAAACGGCGGTTCTTCTGTAGTTGGGACTTATCAGATAAATGTAGGTACAGACACCTACGTTACTTCAACGGGTTGGGGCGTTGGAAACTGGGGTGCTGGTGCTTGGGGTTCTTCAACGGCCATTACAGCAAGCAATCAGCTTAGATTGTGGACTCATGACAACTTTGGTGAAAACCTCATTATAAATCCAAGAGGCGGTGGCATTTACCGCTGGGTTGAAAATGACGGTACGGGCACTCGTGCATCTGATCTTTCTCAAGAGAGTGGAGCAAGCGCGGTCCCTACTGTTGGCTTGCAGGTCATAACCTCTGAAACCAGTCGCCACCTGATCGTTTTAGGTGCCGACCCCCTCGTAAGTGGATCGAGGACAGGGTCAGTGGACCCGATGCTTATAGCATTTTCTGATCGTGAGAATGAGCTAGATTTTGAGCCTACATCGATTAATACGGCGGGATCCGTTCGGCTTTCATCAGGCTCTTTTATCGTCGGCGCGGTAAAGTCACGACAAGAAATCGTGATTTGGACTGATACTGCAATTTATTCGATGAGTTTCATTGGACCGCCCCTTACGTTTGCTATCAACTTGATCAATGAGGGCACGGGGTTATTAGGGCCAAAATCCGCTTGTACCGCACCTTCGGGCATCTTTTTTGCAAGCAAGACGGGCTTTTACACTTACAATGGCTCAGTAAGAAAGCTTCCGTGCTCAGTTCAAGAGTATGTCTTCGAAGATCTTGATTTAGAGCAGGCATTCAAATGCCACATGGGGGTGAACGCTGAGTATGGCGAAGTATGGTTTTTCTATCCCAGCGTAGAAGACGGCACGGGCGAAATATCGCGATATGTGATTTACAACTATGAGGAAAACCATTGGTCTATTGGTTCGCTCGTAAGATATGCATGGCTAGATTCTGGCATTGAGGACTACCCCTACGCCACGGCCACCAACGAAAGCTCACAGTGTGTGTTCGTCCACGAAGATGGATACGACGCCTATGAGGATCCAATGACAGGCGTTTTTGTTGAGTCAGGCGATATCGACCTTGGATCTGGCGACAACTTTACTTTTGTAAAGC